GGGACGCAGCTACTCACATTCATCGACAACTCGGAGGACATCAAGGAATCGAACCTTGATGAGAGCACCCTCCTGCGCAGGACCACCTGCACGCCCGGTTGCATAACCGAAAATCGGGACTATATAGATTTCGCAGCCACTGTGCGAATGCCTGTCAACAACGATGTCTCCATCGCGTCACTACGACACCCTCTAGTATCCATGCAGTCCTCTGCAGTTACCCGCAGTAGGAGTCGTTCGTTTCCTAGAACGTACCCGCTGTTGAACGAATCAACTACACTGGCACGAACCCGATACATGAGCCTCGATACATTCATCGTACGTGAAGCACACCGGTAATTACCATTCACTAGAGAGTGGTGGGTTCCCGGTCACGTCCGCCCTACTGACTATATAGTCCCCTTGACAAGAGTCAACGCACATCTTTTTGGCAGTGCGTCCACTTCCACCCAGATCATCTGACTCTTCGCCCCCCTGACCCGTCCGAAAACAGACGTGTCCCTTCTGAGATTCACCCACTTCCATATCTGAGATCTCGTCATACGTAGCATGCGACGAACCCTGAGAGAGATCAAACTCCCAAGGCCGTAAGGGGAAACCCCCTCACGAATCTTAGACATTTTAGTGTCCTCTGAGAAGGAGGAATTGTTAAAGTTGGAAAACCAAGCGTGATAAACACAAGCAGCTGACCAACGCTGCTCCCAATCGCGAATACTCTCTTGAGAAGAGATCCATGACTTAGGCACTTGCCTCCAACCCTGAACAGGTACCCGCTCATCAAGAGTCGGGATAAAGGGCTCCTCTACTTGTTCAAGGTAGAAAAGCTCCCTAAACCAGAGACCTGAATCCCTGATTTCCTGCTCACCAGCAGCTAACCCCAATCCCCTCGTCACAGATCTGCGACTCGCATGAATCGCTTTCTGGTTGCGGCGGAGAAACTCCGTACGAACTACGGAACGTCTCATACCTCCGTAACCAGAACACGCTGAATAGAAACGACCATTCAGAGAAGAGATCTGTTCTGAAAGAGCTCCTTTAGGGAAAAGTGCGGAAGACCGCACAAAGCCCACAAGCCTAGCCCCACCAGAACGGTGAGACCAGAAAGGAGTAGAGTTAAGGGTAAAAGCACGACCGTGCTTCAACGTTTTCCCTAAGCTCAATTTCAGACCGCCCTTAGCTACATTTCGTTCCCAGGAAGCACACTCCTCGGGCGTCGCACGAAAAACGATATCGTCGCCATTGATTCGGACCGGAACAGACCGGCGAATCGAATACCGAAACGTAATGTAGTTTACCAGGCATAACAATGGGAAGGAAGTCAACTGTCCCATGAGTTGCCCACGTTGTTGTACAAACAACTCGTTGGTTCCATCATAGCCTAGGCGAGAGCTATAGACGGAAAGAGCGTGTTCACGAATGCCTTGTGGTACGGCATAAGATCGCTCTAGCAACTCGGAAAGGATTGCTTTTTGGAGATCGGCATTTAAATTGTCAGTGGCGCTTTCGTAATCGCCACTTACAAAGATCTCTCCCTCCACTGGAGAGAAATCTTTGAATCTTGCCGCTTTCGCATCTCCGCGAAGTAACCAATCCATCTTGGAAAGGTGCGAGTACATAGCCTTGTGGAGCGGACGGAGAGCATTATCAACTCTTGGTGGAATCGAAATGATCCGCCACTTTCCACCCGTGTCTATAGCCTGTACTCTAGAAACCCCCCGGGGTCGTGGTGCAACAGAATTCAAAACATAAGTAGTGAACTCTGACCTTTGCTCTCTCGATTGAACCTCGAGACCACGACCACCACCCGCCTTTCGACCACTCTCCGCAGACGAAGAGTGACTCAAGACGTTTGTCAACGCATGATCTATGTAAGTACGATCCCAGCCGAAGCGGAACAGCTTTCTTGTCAACCTCAAAGCGAAATCCTTGAAGTCTGGGTCAGGAGCACTCTGAGGAGTGCTCAACTTACGTACATAAGCGTCAACCGAGGGTTTCTCCCCTGGTAACGTCTTCCTAAAAAGAAACAAAGAATGCGCAATCCCGAACCTAGATTGCGCAGAAAGGCCGCAGAGATCAGCCTTCCACAAATGATCCTTCTCACCTTCAATCAGTCCCGTACAGAACTTCTTGATCTGCTTCGGAGACTCGAGTTGAGGCCGTGTAAGAGAACAGTTATACAACCGTTCTAAACACGCCACAAACGACTCGAATTCCTCAAGGTGATGTGCAAGTGAAACTACTGAACCAGTGGTTTTATCAGCAGCTACCCGATTTACGCGACTACACATGTAGAAACGTAT